GAAATATGGTTAGCTAACGCTAGACGATATGAATATTTCTTTCACATTCCTTACGGTGAAGCAGAACTTATAGAGGTGTAACATGGAAGAAGAAGAATTTGAAATTTCTGAATTGTTTGATGATGTGGAGGACTATGTAAATAGTCCACCTCATTATGGTAAAGGTAGAATAGAGTGCATAGAATACATAAAAGATTTTCTATCAGATGATGAATACACTGGCTACCTTCGAGGCAACATAGCTAAGTATCTTCACCGTTGGAGATATAAAAATGGTGTAGAAGATCTAAAGAAAGCACGTTGGTATCTTGAGGCTTTAATACAACAACAGTCTAGGAAATAAAATGAACAATACAAAAAAGAAAACCCTCGAGCAGGAAGCCCAAGAGTTTCGTAAATTAAAAGTTATTGAAGAGCCACCTATGTCAGCTCGTATATATCTAGCAGGTCAAGCACTGTCAGGGTTGCTTGCCGCTAGTCGTGGTGGTTCTGTCAGGCTTAGTGAGGTAAAGAGAGAAGCCTATGAGTGGGCAGATAGAATGCTAGAGGATTAATTCTTTCTTCTTTTTCTAACATATTTTTCATACTCTAGGTACGCTTCTAAAGTATCTAGCTGTTGACTATCTAAATTTTTAAACTCTAGATCTTCTCCAGTTTTTTCACTCATTGCAGCAAGATTTCTATCAATCTTATCCCAACCATACTTAGAACCTATCTTTATCATTTTAGCAAATGTTGTGTCGTCTGTATCATACACACCACGTTCCATAATTGCTATCGTAGTTGACTTAGCATCTGAAAACATATCTCTTACTAAACCTTGACGCCAACTTAATATAGGTTCTCTACTTTTATCATCACCTTCTCTAAACCTATCACTTCTTAGTAACTCAGAAGATCTTCTTTCTATAATATCGTGAAATAGTTGATTGTATCTGTTGTCTGCTTTAGCATCTTTAGTTCTTATGTTAGCTAAATAGTTTGGCATACCTACAATATTCATTACCTTCTTGGTGTCAGACATTTCAACCTCTCTGTAACCAAGTTGTTTAGCTGCATCTAATTTTATTTTTCCAGTAGTAGCATTAAACTTTTCTTCAGAGATATCTTCACCATTTACTATTGCAATAATCTGATCCATATAACGTAGTGAATTATTTAATGTTTCACTACCCTCTTTTCTGTTGACCATCTTAAAGTCAGATCCTCTAGCTAAACCAACTACAGTATTCACAGGATCTAAAAATCTAGTTGACCCCGATGCAACTTGAGAAGCTACCCTTCCAAGAGTTTTAGCTAGTAATTCTTTTCTTATACGATCACCTTGTACTCCCTCTGGATTAACTCTACCATCAGCTGTAGTTGTTTCAAAATTAAATATTGCTGAACCAAAGTTATCAGTAAAACCTTTAGAAAAGTCATCTAACTGTCTGGTAAGTTGACCTATACCAACAGTATCAAGTATATCATTGCGTTCATCTTTTGGCATGTCCTCACCTTCTACGATATACGAAAAAAATCTACCTAATCCTTTAAAGTGAGATAAAGGAAAGTCATACTTAACATCTTTAACAGCACCAGTTTCTTTATCTACCTGCTGATGCCAAGATAATCCAAGTTCTCTATTCAAGGTTTCCGATTGAGTTAATGAAACTAAAGCACCTAAACCTACAAAACCACGCATAGTATTTTCTCTTAAAGATCTTTCAGTTCCTGTCTTAACTCCAAGACCTTGCATAACTGCTGTAGCACCTATCCCATCCGACATTAAAGCTACAGTGTTGTTAAAAAATCTACCGAAAGGTACTAATAAACCAAACCCGGGAACATCTCTGAGTTCTTCTATCATTTTAGGTATAGTTCCTGCATCCTTGTACGACAAGGAGAAGGTAGCTTTCTGTGTTTCATACACTGACTTACTTAAAGCTGTTACATATTTTGGATCTCGCATAAGTTTAGCAGCATTGGGATCAGTAAAAAACTCATTCCAATTTTTATCAAAACCTATTCTTAAATATTTATCCAGTTGATATACAAACTCTTGGGACTTTGTAAGTATGTCTTGACCATGCACAAAGTTTATTGTTTGAAGTATATCAATACCTTTATCTGCTTGTAAACTAAGTAAACTTTTAGAGTAGTCCACCTCTCCACCAAAAGCTTTTTTCAAAGCGTCATCAACTTCTATACCACCGTTCATGGCAAATGTTAATTGTCTTAGTGCTTCAGGATTTTTTTGTGCTATGGACATATATGCATCGTAAGTCATTTCTGTGTCCATAAGATTTTTTGCTCTCTGAACTTGAGAGTAGGCTAGTTGTTTAGCTATACGTAAAGCATCTGCAGGATCTCCATAGTTAAACATTTTATTAAGACCGTAAGTGCCTAAGTAACTTAAACTAAGAGCAACGTCAGAAGCTGTGTTTGCTAACATTGCAGCACGATAACCAACTAAGTTAAGGTAAGATGTGCTAGGAGCTGTGACAAGTAGACGTATTACTTTTCTTTGTGCATCTACTACACTTTGATTTAACTTACCTGCCCAACTAAGTTCTTTAGGATTCTTAACATTTAATCTGTTATCTAGATTTAGTAGTGCAGCAGCTGCATCTGATACGTTTATATTTTCAGCTTGTTCTCTAGTTATACCTAATTTTTTTCTAACCTGACTTACTGCATTTAATAACTTACCCTGATCACTTATCTTCTTTGCAAAAAGATCTGCAAAGTTTTCCATATTTATTTTTCTTTTACCTACCTTTTTATCAAGCTCTACCATCTTAAAGCCAGTAGCTTTAGTAAAATCTTTTATAAATTTTTTAGTAATTTTGGGGTCAGACTTTTTTAATATGTCAGAAATATAATTAGACACACTATCTTCAGGTGTACGTTTTATATAAACGTGACCTTGTTCAGCTAGTATTTGTGCTAGACCTTTTATACCAGCATCGTCATCACCCAGTAAAAACTTAATAAAAAAATCTGTATCTAAATCACTAAGTTCTACACCACGTTTAGCTTTTTCCCTTAAAGGCTCTGTAAATTCTAATCTAGCTGCATTTCTTTTTTGAGCAGCATCCCTTAACTTAGGATCTTTTATTTTAGATATGTCTTCTAACCTAAACATATCCATGCTTTCAGAAATATCTAAACGCTTTGGTGCTTTTACATCTATGTCTGGCTGCGCCAGTGCATTTTTATTTTTCTGTAGTGCAACTGTACCAAATCTTACACCCCCAATAATCATAGTTCCTACACCTGCAAGACCTAGATTAATTTTATTAACTTCTTCTTGTACACCAGTTCTTACAAGACCTTTTTCATAGGCATAAGCAGAACCCACATTGACTGCCATTTCAACAGCCATGTTTGCAGTTATCTCTTTTGTATTAGACTTAAGTCTGTTCTTAATTGTATCGGGGATTTTATCTCTAGCTTCTTTTTTAGCTAGAGCTTTAGCTGCATTATCTTTAGAAACTTTTTTAAATGTCTGAGTAAATATTTTATCGGCAGCTTCTTTAGCAATCTCTTCTGTAATACCTCTTTGTATCTGTTGCCTATAACTTTTTATTGCAGCTTGTTGTGCTAGTTTAGCAGCAGCTTTACTACCAGTACCAGTAAACAGTTTACCTATGCCAAAGCCAACTAGGTTAACTGGATCAACCAGTGTAGTTCTTGCGTAGTCTCCTACAGCTTCTAGTTTTTCTCCTGCAGTAGTTTCTCCACTAAAGACTCCAGCCATGTTTTCAAAAAGCTCGTAGGCTTTACCAACAGTTGATAGTTCTTCAGAGTCATCTTCAAGACTGTTTAGAAATGCAACTTCACCTACAGCTCTTACAGAGTTACCACCAGAAAAACCTCTCATGTTGTTGAGAAATTTATTTACAATCTCTTCTCTGTCGTCACCACGAAACTCATCTACACCAAACCTAGTTTGCATGTAGTTATTTACTGTACCAAAGTATTTGTCATCAACTAAATCGTTTTGAGAATACGTGCCAGATTCTATTGGCTCAGGTACTGGTTGTTTCTGTTCTTCTGGCTTATATGTGCCAGCCATAAAGTCATCAAATGCACCCATGTTACATCCCTAAAATATATGCTGCAGCACCTTGTCCAAAATCTATATCAAATGCTTCGATAGCATTAGGATTATCTGAGTTGTTTTTCAAAAAATCTATTTTGTTTTGAGGTATATATGCAGGTATTCCAGTTGCAAAACCGGATAGCACTGTAGATAATCCCGGCATAAATACTGTATCTGATTTTAATTGGTTTAATACTATCGGACCAAATAGTTGTCTCAGTTTAGTTTTATTGTTACTATAGTCGCCAAGATCATTCAATAACTCATCTACACTATAACCTTCCATAGCATTAATTACTTCTGGACTGTTATTAACCATGTTTGAAGCAAACTCTTGTATCATAGGATCAAATATTTCTACTTGTTTTTTAGAATCTATCTCACCAGTAAATCCACCACGTACTTGAACTCCAACAGTTGGTGTAACTGTAGCATTTAAGTCAGATATCCTACGTTTAGTTTCAAGATAGAACGGATCTTCTAATAACTTATCTGGATTTAAAGTTATTGTTTCAAGTATATCTCTACCTTCTGTGTATTGTTGCATCCAACTTTCGGAACCATAGTTTTCAGCAATAAGAGTTATGTTATCCATTAACTCCTGACCAGTAGGTATTCCAACATTATTAGATCTTTTTTGAAGTGCTGAATACACTGTTTCTAGAGCATTAGGATTTGCTTTTAGTTTTGCAAGGTAGTCGTTAGCACCGGGAAGATCACCTAAGAGTGTTTTAAGTTCAACAAGTTTACCTGTATCTACTTTTATACTACTACCACGACCATCTAAATATTCTAAAAGAGTTTTACTTCTACGAAGAAATTTACTTTCATTAAGCTCATCTTCAAGTCTTGCTTCCTGTCTTTCTTTAAAAGCTTTATTATCTTTTCTTTCTTCTCTAGCTTCATGTTTTTCAAAACCGTCTAGTATACCTACCCAATTTACCATTATAAAGCCTCCCTTGCCATAAGACCTTTAGGTTTTTCTTCTTGCATTTCAGGTTGCTCCATAGGCATTTCTTCTTGCATAGGTTCTTCTTTCATAGGAGATAAGTCTATATCTTCTTTTTTATTGTCTATATCTTCCAGAATTTTTTTAGCTTCTTGTTCTTTTATCTGAGAGTCTAAGGCATCCATATCCATCTTGTTTTCTGAAAGACCTTCTTTATAATCTATACCAGCTGCGTCTGCTGTACCTGTTATGTACTCATGTATGACTGGGCCTATAATTAAAGATGTATCAATAGTATGTATACCCTCAGCAACAGCACC